GCATTCTATAGGTTACGGTGCTCTGGTAGCACTGCACATGAATCTGTTAGTCTAGACGTCTCACAAGAGTAATTGATTTTCTCTTTGACTTTTTCCTGGCTATGTCCATCAAGCAGCAGGCAGGACCGTGCAGGATTTCAAGATCTTTGTTGACAAAAGTTCTTAGAGTGGGTCTAAATTGATCCCATTCACCACGTAGGAATATGTTGATAGGAATGCTTCTGTTGCTTTCCCACCACCAGGTTGACGCAAGATCCAGAAACTGTAGTTTGTCTCCCTGGGCCTGTATGCTGCCAAAGTCGTAGATGGTGGTCACAATGTCATCGCGATTTTGCACTACCCCCACGTACTCAGAATTGGCATACATGCACAGTGTTATAAACGGGTATTTCTCCGTTAGTTTTTCAAATATATTGTTACCCATCGGAGGTATTTATGGTGCGCGAATTTTGGATAAATAATACGATATGTATTCCACCACCGTTTATCTTTATCAGCAAATTGTCCGCGTGTTACTAGTAGACACCAGCGGTGGATATTTTACCAAGAGGTACGACCCTGTGTATGCAAAACAACTAACAATCAACAAGGGAGTAGACAATGTGCTGCTCTTTGAATTTATCAATCAGGATCAAAAACCTGTGAACATTGCAGGCTCGGATTTTGTTTTTCGAGTTGTAAATCAAGCCGGAGATGAGCTGCTATTAACCAAGAGCATGGAGATTCTAAGCTCGGCTCTGGGCCGTGTCAAGGTGGTACTCAACAGCGCAGACACCATCAATATTCAAGCACAGCCGGCCAGCTACAGCATTCAACGTAGTGCCGGCAACTATGTGCAGGCAGCCTATGTGGATGCCAACAGCCAGGCACGAGCAGACTGCAACATTGTGGACTCGGTACTGCCCCAATTCCAACCCAGCCAGCCAGTCACAGTGCCAGATCTTTATGGCAAGAATCAGTATGTGGGCACAGCACCCACAGGATATCCAGACTGGGCACTGAACCCTCAGCCGATCAATTCTGTACAGATGACTGAATTCTATTCCAGCTATATTGACACCACTGGTGCAAGTTTTACCACGGTCAAGTTTGATCTAGTTCACTACACCGGCACAGTCAAGGTGCAGGCAGCAGAAAACTACGAAGCTGTGTGGACAGACGTGAGTGAGAGCCGCCAATATCTGGACCAGACTGTGAGCGATTATTTCAACATTGTGGGGTTTCATCCCTTGTTGCGCCTGGCTCTGAACAACTCAGTTGGCTACGGCGCCACAGGTAATGTGCAAGTGACCAATGGTGTGGTGACTGGAATCAGCCTAACCAATCTTGGTCAGTACTATGTGGCTGCACCCTATGTTCAAATTCTTGGTGACGGAGCCGGCGCCCTAGCCGTGGCCAATGTGGGTGCAACCGGAACAGTCAGCAGTGTCACAGTGACCAACGGCGGTGCAGGCTACCTGCCCATGCAATTTGCCAATGGCGGAACAGCAGCCACCGTAATCTTCTCAAACGGCCTGATTCAGAACGTACAATACCGATAACTGTTGCGATTGTCGCATAAATCTGTTACACTAAGCAGATGCTGGACATTGTGAATTATCTACCTGCCAAGAGAAAATCTAGTGCATCGGGATGGATCAGTTTTAATGCTGTGTGTTGTGAACACAACGGCAACACAGCAGATCGCAGAAGTCGCGGTGGCCTCAAAAGATCCGAACAGGGTTGGAGTTATCACTGCTTCAACTGCAACTACACCGCTAGCTTTATCCTTGGCCGTACTGTAAGTTTCAAGGCCCGCAGGCTCTTGAGCTGGATGGGTGTGCCCGAACGTGAAATAGAAATGTTGAATCTTGAAAGCCTGCGGCACCGGAGCATACACGGCATTCTGGATGACAGACAACGCACCGTGGATATTCTAGCAGATATCAAGTTTGAAGAACGAGACCTGCCGCCATTTGCTGAACTGGTCGGTAGCACAGGGCTGCATCGAGACTATGTGCGATCAAGATGTGTGCCCGATGATTATCCTGTGATGACACAAACAAATCCAGAAGCCTGGCCCGCCCGTGATCAAGTGATCATACCATTCACACATCACAACAGCATTGTGGGACACACTGTTAGATTTCTGGATGATCGTAATCCACGCTACATAAATGACATGCAGCCAGGCTATGTGTTTGGCACAGATCTACAGCGACCAGACTGGACTCAGGTGATCGTGACAGAAGGCATATTTGACGCACTCAGTATTGGTGGTGTGGCCTTGATGCACAACACCATAAGTGATGCCCAAGCTAGATTGATTCGCAATCTGGGTCGAGAAATTACAGTGGTGCCCGACCAGGATCTAGCAGGTATGGAACTGGTGGATCGTGCTGTGGAACTGGGTTGGGCTGTGAGCATGCCTGCATGGCCCGACAGTGTCAAGGATGTGAATGATGCTGTTAAACTATATGGCCGTCTAGGCACATTGCTAACTATAATTGCTGCCAGAGAAACCAGCCGAATCAAAATTGAATTACGAAAGAAAAATCTTGTTAAAAGACTACAGCACTGATGTACAAAAACTATTCCTAGAAATGATGCTGGAGGATGCTGCCAGCTACGTGCGGGTGCAGAACATTTACAATCCAGAAAATTTTGATCGCAATCTAAGAGCCGCGGCAGCGTTTATCAAGGAACATTCAGAACAGTTCAAGACCTTGCCAGACCGAGCACAGATTGCTGCGGCCACAGGCATCAAGTTGAATGCAGTGCCAGATCTCAACGAAGGACACTATGACTGGTTCATGACCGAGTTTGAAGCATTTACACGGCGCCAGGAACTGGAACGTGCTATTCTAAAAGCAGCAGACTTGCTGGAAAAGGGCGACTACGATCCTGTGGAAAAACTGATCAAAGATGCTGTGCAGATTTCACTAACCAAGGACATGGGCACAGACTACTTTGCAGATCCAGCAGCACGAATCAACAAGTATTTCAACTCAGGTGGACAAGTGTCAACCGGTTGGCCACAAATGGATCGACTGCTGTATGGTGGATTCAGTCGCGGAGAACTGAACATTTTTGCAGGTGGATCCGGATCTGGTAAGAGTCTTGTGATGATGAACATTGCACTAAACTGGTTGCAGCAGGGCATGAGTGGCGTGTATATCACACTGGAACTATCAGAAGAACTTACTAGTTTGAGAACAGACGCCATGCTCACAAACATGAGCACTAAAGAAATACGCCGTGACATTGATTCAACAGAGCTCAAGGTCAAGATGGTGGCCAAGAAATCTGGACAGTATCGGGTAAAAGGCTTGCCAGCACAGAGCAATGTCAACGACATTCGTGCATATCTAAAAGAAGTACAAATACAAACAGGTATCCGGGTGGACTTTGTGATGGTAGATTATCTTGATTTGGTAATGCCTGTGAGTGCCAAGGTCAGCCCCAACGACTTGTTTGTCAAAGACAAGTATGTATCGGAAGAGCTGCGCAACTTGGCCAAGGAACTGGGCGTGTTGTTGGTAACAGCCAGTCAGTTGAACAGGTCAGCAGTGGAAGAAATGGAATTTGATCACAGCCACATTTCAGGTGGTATCAGTAAAATCAACACAGCAGACAATGTGTTTGGTATCTTTACCAGTCGCTCCATGAAAGAGCGTGGCAAGTATCAGATACAGTGTATGAAGTCTCGAAGCTCGACCGGCGTTGGTCAAAAAATTGATCTGGAGTACAACATTGAAACCATGCGCATTACTGATGAAGGCGGGGACGAAAACGGCCACAACAAACCACAAAGTTCAATCATGGATTCGATCAAGGCCCGCAGTCAAGTCGCGCCTGCTGACAGCAGCAGTAGTTCACAGCCCTGGGAAAAGCCCAGACCACGAGAAGGTCATGATCCCTTGAGTAGCAAGGTCACAGCAGATGTGCAAAGCAACAAACTCAAGCAGTTGCTGGGACAGATCAAAGCATCATGAGCAAATATTGCCCACGAATACATCATGGTTTAATGTTGTCAAACATTACTCAAAATTCTTTTTCATATTCGGCGTGTTGCTGGAGCAAAAATAATATTAATACATCAAGTGTAGTTGATTTTTTTCATCCTAGCTTGGTTGAATTAAGAACTACAAATCAACAACAACAACTGCCCGAGTCTGACTGTTCAAGATGTATTCTTCAAGAAAATACCAATAAAAAAAGCATGCGGCAAGGGTATCTTGAGACACACGGGCCTGAAACATTTGACGCTTCTGTTCAATATCTAGATATCAATATTGACTATACTTGTAATTTGGCCTGCGTTACTTGCGGCCCTAGTTTGAGTACAACATGGCGTAAAGAGTTGGGAATAAAAGGACAAAACGTTCGTCCAAACTTAGACAAGTTTTTTCTAGAAAAACTAGACTCTCTTGATTTGTCTAAATTGCAGGAAGTTCGCATGTGGGGCGGGGAACCATTTTTAACTCTAACACACAAAAAAATACTAGAATACATCAAAAGTCGAACCGATCCAAGTCAAATTGACTTGATGTATAATACCAATGGCACACAGCGTATTGACCAATCTACTAGACATCTTATTGAACAATTTAAATTTGCTAGGATAAGTTTCAGCATTGATGGTATTGGTGACCAATTTGAATATCTAAGATATCCGGCCAAATGGCCACAGGTTGAAGAAACTTTAATGTGGTGGCGCGAAAATCTGCCACACAATAGCATGTTATCCCTTACTGTGACTGCTAGTATATTAAACGTGATTGATATTGGACAGGTCTATGATTGGTGCAAGACAAATTTTTCAACATCCATCTTTGGTGACAATATAGAAATATATGTACATCAAGCGTTTGGGGAATACGGATTAGAAACCATGCCCGAGTCGATGATTACATATTTAAAATCAATAACTGATTATTGTCAGCCCTGGATTCAACAATCAAACATGCTGGGACAAAATAAACACAATCTAATATCTGTAATTAGAAACTTAGAAAAAAACGATCAGCGGCGAGGAACAAATCTAGCAAAAGTTTTTCCCATCCTAGCTAAATTTATAAATTATCAGCACAAAGCAATTTCCAAACCTCTGGCAGATAATTTTGGATGCTGATTTTCTTGGCCTTATCTTGTTGATTTATATAATAAAGCATGTTATTGGTACTAATTTCTAAATCAGTTATGTTACAAAATTTTGTTACAAAATTTTGTTTGGTCATTAGGTGTTGTTTGAAACTGTTAGGCATGTTTTTTAAACTCAACCAGTAAGGACTTGATACCACATTGTGATTAAATGGTAAATTATTTTGATTAAACCATGCAACGGTTTTATCGTAATATATAGCATTCAGCGAACTAATAGTGTAACTCACACTAACATATCTTGCGACAGTACGGTATTGTTTGATGTTGCTGACTACTTGATTCCATATACCCGGCCATCTAAGATATTCAAATACTGGTCCGATCCCATCAATGCTAACACAAATAGTCAGATCGCTAAACAATTGAAACAGTTTGAGATGTTGTTGTGTCAGTGATATGCTACCATTAGTAACTATTGATATAGTACAATCGGTATTGTTGTGTAAGACTAACTG